CGCAGACATCGCAATCAAACATACTCAATCAGCAAGTTTGAAAGTTGATGGAGCCGCAGTTCAGGCTATCAGAGTTCCATCAACTTACGCTGTGTCAGGCTCAAATATGAAAGTCACCACAGGCGAGCATTTCGGTAAGTTGACCGCCCCAACTGCTACAGCAGCAGCAATTCTTGATGTAGGTGTTATGGAGGTAAACACTGTAGGAAGTGCATTTTCATACGAAGAAAGCTACATACAGGGTGACGCTATTCCAGCTATAGGCTCAGGCGTTGATGTTTCCGCCGGAGTGGTTCCCGATATGCCTGCTTTTGGTAATACAGTTGTAACTTCTGGAGGTGTAGCTGGGAATTTAGCTGGAACGGTAACAAGTGCTGGTGTTTTAACCATTACAGCAGGAGGAGCTGGAACGACAGCAACAGGACAAACAAGTTCAGAAATAACTGTTAAATAGTGCATAAAATATATAAATTATTGTTATTCATATCCTTTTCAGCTACTAGCGTTTCTGCTGTTCCCGTCGTCCCAACATTTTCTACGGGAACGCTTAATTCACGTCAAGAAACTAAAACTGTAGTTACTGAAACAATTACATCAGTAGATCATCGTTCTGGTTATGAATATGTCGTAAGTGGTCATAATATTGAACCAATAAATTCCAATGTTATCTCTCCTCAAGCTGTATTAAACACGCCTCAAACTATTGACAACATCACTTTTACATGGACATCAGTAGATGTAACTCCAGCAAACAAACCCGACTGGGGAATAAAAATTGCTGGCAACGCATTTTCGTTTACAGAAACATTACAAAACCCAGGACTATCAAATATAACAACAATAAACCGAACCACAACAACAGAATCCTTAGTGGAATCGGTCTCTGTCTTTACTCAATAACACTTAGTCAGCCAGTCTTTGCTAACTCTACAACAATAGCAAGCCCTTCGGCCACATCACAGGGGTCAGTAATTAACCAGGGTATTCAGGTACAAAGTGGTAGCTTTATGTTTCAAGAATTAGGTGATGGAATCCGTTGTAGTGGAACAACTTTGACTATTAATCCATTCATTTCTAAAGTTAACACTTGGAAAGATCCTTTTGAACCAACTTATCTAGAAAATATATATGATGATCGAACAGATGATGCAGGTAACTTAACTAACCCAGGTGGAGTTTTGTATCAAAAGCCAATAAGGACAGGACAAGCTCGTAACAACTTAAGTTTTAATTACGGTGTGACTGCCACGATAGCTGTTCCGTTAGATCGTCGTATGACTAATAACTGCGTAGCTGCACAAAATAGCAGGGTTAAATATCTAGAACAAGCATACAAAGCCAGAAAGTTAGATTACGCTCTTAGCCGTTTAAAAATTTGTGCTGAGCAATTAAAACTGGGCGTTATGTATAAAAAATCATCACCTAGTCATGTTGTTTGTGAAGATGTTGTTCTAGTCAATCCTCCTAATACCCTGCCAGATCATAAACATTCTATTTCTTCAAATTCCTCTGATCCTTTCGCCTTTCAGAAAGGGACTTTACAAGAGGTTTCTTCCCCCGAATAGCAAGCAATTTTTTAGTTATTTTCTTTGATAAACTTTTAGCTTGTCCTTTTAATTGTTTCTGGAAAAACTTAGCTAAAGGTTGCCCAATTACGGTTACACCAACAACAGAAGTAATAGCAATAGTAGATGTATTTACAATGGTGCTAGGCGGTGGCGTATATGAATTAATAACGTCAAATAATGCTCGGTCTTGATAGATGGTTTCACATAAATCACCATTCTTTTCATAACGTAAAACAACCTTTGTTGAAAACTTACCAACAGCCCCAGGAGGAGGAGAACCAGGCAAAGGACAAGGAAGGTCAATAGAAGCATTAGTGTTGATACCTTTTAAATCAACTTTTGGCAATTCAAGGTTTTTCGCAATGCTTTCTTTTTCTGTGTTGTTATCTTTTTTAGTTTTGTTTTTTGTTGTTCTTTTTTCTGTTTTAGTTTGTTCTTTTGGTGTTTCTACTTTGGGGACAGGTGCAATAATTTCAGGTTCTTCTTGTTGAACAGATTGAACATTTTCAACACCAGTCCAATCAACAGTCATGCTCTCAAGTGTTGGAACATTGCCATCACAAAGGATTAAATTTCCACGCTCATCATTAGTTACTAAATTCTTATTTTTAAGCGTTCTAGCCCGTACACAACCAGGCATTTGAATTACTGGAAAACCAATATTGCTAGGTATTTCAGGTAGATAAGTGCGAATAATTGTTGTATCAATAGAAGCATCAGGAATCTCTTGAATCCTGATTTCTTTTATTTCCACTTAGCAATCGTTCCACTGACCTGCAATATCACTTGCAACATTTCCTACTTGTTTTCTAGCTTGTCCAAAGAAAATTCCTGCCAAAACTGGTCCTACCACAGGGATTCCAGCGATTGCGGGTGTTACCTGAACCGATCCAGCGTCAGCAATCATCATTCCATTTGATTTCCCTTGAGCACGTTTTTCTATACATTCAATCTGTTTTGCTGTTAGCTTTTCTCCTTCTCCTTGAGGAAAGACAGCAAACTGAGCTACAGATTCTTTATGAACGTGTCTCTTCTTAACCTTGCCATTGAAAGTAGGTTGTTCTGAGTCCTCGTAAAACAACATTGTTTTTGGATCGTGTTGTTTAGAAGCCATTGTCCATTCTTCCGATCCATCAGCACCTTTATTACTGCGAATAGAAAAGGAACTATATGGAGTGCTACTGAGTTTTGCTATATCTGGAATACCAGAATCCTTACGTGCCAGCAAGTTTAACGTATAAAAATTACTTGCTACTAATCCAAACCCTAAAAGAAAGGTTGTAAAGCCATTAAAAGATTTAATCAAAATGGAAGTGCTGGGCCTGTACTTGTAGGAAGTTTAGGTAAATCTTTTGGAATCGGCAAAGATTTAGTTACCTCAGTAATTATCTTTTGTTTGATTGAGTCTTGATTCAACCAAACATAGGTTAAACCTCCAGCCCCAGAAAGGAAGGCAAGAAATGAAATACAAGAAATTACGTCAATGATTGTTCTTTTCATTTAAGAAGGTTTTGTAGGCCAAGTAATGTTATAGACATCCGATTGAGAAGGTACATCTCTTAAGGATTGTCGATATGTAGCCCATTCAGTTTTTTTATCACTGGTTAGTGGAGAATCTGATGTTTGTGTCCAGTCAGATTCTTTTAAAAGTTCATCTCTTTCTATTCTTGTATTTGATAAAATATTTGTTTTATTATTATTAATTTCATCTGTTGTTAAAGATGTAATTTCCCATTTTTGAGTCCAAGTACCATCTATTAATACAGGAGCAATTTCAGCGATTTTTTGTGTTTTATAATCATGTGAAGGTTTTGTTGTTTCTTTAATAGTAACAACATTAAATTCAGTTAAATTAGCTTTTTCTAAGTCTTTTGGAAAGCTTGTAGTGGGATACTTGCTTTGTAAAAAAGAACGACTTATAGGCCATTTTGTTATGGCATTGTTTTCTAAAAATCCAAGTGTTGTCATAGGTTTGCCGAATAGTAAATGTCGTCAGAAGCTGAAAGATCAGCCACATTAAGAGTAATTGTATTTAAGTTCCAAGTTGCATTACTGTCATTACTTCCTGTAAATGTAGGCATATTTGGAGCAAAGCCTTTCTGAGAAGAAGAGGTAATACTCCATGATCCAGCAGATATTGTCATATGACTTGTATCTTCTATTTCATAGCACCCATTTATTGTATCTGAATGGCCATGTGGATTATCAGTAATGTAATTACCTGCTGGAATAGCAGTATCAGCTTGATGTTTTATGATTCCAACTCCAACTTGAGTTACGCTTCCACTTGTGCTTGGAAATGGTGCTAAACCACACCAATAAAAATTATCTTTTGTATCTGCTTCTACTGCATATGGGAGGAATCTAAGATTTACGGAATTAGTAGTATAATCATGCTCAATAACTCTTTGCCAATTTGTGTCTCCTGAGCTATCTAAAGATGCAATATAGGCATTGCATCTATTACTTGGAGATTCATTTGCAGTTGTGGCACAAGTTATAATAACATCATCACTTTTAGTTACAGCAACACCAACTGTTCTACAATTATCTAATCTCAAATCTTTACTTCCTCCAAGAGTAAATTCTTTAGCCCAAGTTATAGATGAAAAATCAGAATTTATTTTTAATACTGCTATTTCAATTCCACTGTTCCTGAGAACGGTTAGATAATAATCACCATTATGAGACAAATGAAAACTTTCAGGAAGGTATGAAGCAGGATACTCAGAAGTTGGCCCCCAGTGTGTTGTATCTCTTGTAATATATTTAGTACTATTGACTGTCCCATTGCTTTTATTTACTTCCATTATAATATTTTCATTAGAGGCTCCATTGCCGGCTCTAAAAAGAAGACGAATATAATCAGAAGTTGCATTTGATGTAGGTGTTATATGTACTAATCCCTGGACCATACCATTTCCCCATCCACTATAACCATATATACCTTTGACCCATCCTAAATCTCCATCACTATCTATCCTTATTACATAGGGATGTATAGGGTTGCTATCAGCATCTACACCTCTTACTCTGCCAGCCATATAAATATTATCGCTTTCGTCTATACAGAAAGCAGTGATAGAACTACCATTGGTTACATTATGATGATTTTGAGTTCCAAAAGCTTTACACCAAGTTACTGCACCAGTTGATCCATTTATCTTTACAACAAATGGTCTTACATCAGCAGGTGAATCAGCTTTTGATGCACTACCTGCTACGATTAGATTCCCTGAGCTATCTACTTCTGCTTTAAATATATTATAATCATCAGGATCACTTGTTTGAGTATAAGTTTTAGACCAGTTACCAGTTGTCGTTGTTCTATCGGTATGTAATCGTTTTACTGAAAATGATTGATCTGTACCATCATCAGCAATAATTAAAAATAGAGCACCACTACCATTTTGATCTAGAGCGAAATTAGCAGCCCTACTATATGGTTCTTGTGTTGTATATATTGAACTGTTATAGGTACTTAGCCATTCATTAGTACTTATATTATTGTTGACAGTTACTTCTATGGCAACAGCTGCAACACCTTTAGCTCTTAGGAAGTGATTTCTCATTTACACATCTCCTACGTTTGCACCATATAGGGTACTACCTACTTTCCAAAGTTCTATTGCTGTTTTAGAAGAAGTAGATAATGTTGGTGCTGATCCTCCAGCCCATGTCATTGTAGGCCAAGTAATTGTATAAGAACCTGCTGTAATCATTAACAGGACTGATTGACCAGCCGTCAAAGAATCAGTAGGTGTTCTATTGGCTCCTAAAGTCCAAGTTTGAATTGTTCCATTATCAGGATCTATAGCAGCATTACCATCAGTTATTGCAAAGACGTTTTCATTAATTGCATCTT